CTCCTCATAAGGCTCATCCTTCTCAAAGCTGCCACATTCCATGACCTGGGCAACTATTTTATTATAATAAACCTCACGAAATTCATTCCAAGCAGTGACAAGTTCGTCCTTCCTGGAACTACTAAAATCCAACCCAGCTAGCCACTCATCAAAATCAATGAATTGGCCAGGTGCGAAGGGGGTGAATTCGGCCTCCCATGTACGGCGGCAAAAATCAGCATACATTTTCTTGTCAGAATCTGTAACATCATGAGGTTTAAATGCGAACCGTTTCATAGCCCCCATCAAGGCTAAAAGCGAATCGCTTGGGTCTGGCTTCGGTAACACGCCATTGGTCACATGAAAGGGTAGGGCTCTAGATACTGCCCTACCCACCCCAGCACGATCGACGTGCCGGGTTGCTGCGCGGCCAAGTCCAATGTCCTTGGCCGCAGGCAGCTTTACATGCGATACGTCCTCAGCTCGGTACCCCCGAAGGAACTTTGCGTTCTCTCGGGGGCCGTCGGGTTTAAATCACTGTACGGGTGCCACTCCAGGGATATCATATTAGCCAGAATCCATAGGACATCTCGGGGTCGGGATGCCCCTACGAAAACATCTGGTCTAATGCCTACTGAAGGATCCTGCACCAGGACGCTTTGCATAGCGGTTACAATCGAATGCCAGTCACTTTTCAAACAGGTTCTGTTGGTTACCAATTTGCGGATTTCCATGGCGGTCATTGTAATACGGAAATCTATTATCTTACCACCACGGATTATAGCATTTGTCGAAGCAGGGGGCAGGTAAGCTGGTTCAATGAAGTGTAATGGAAACTCTTCAACAACCTCACGCTTATCGGCCCTAATGCGTGCAGGTATGTGCAATGTCGCGATCAATCTGTATTGACTAGGCAACGGGCATGACGCCACAGGTGCGATCTTAGTCTGAAATGACGGCCTAACATCCATACTGTCGATTAAGTTTAACTCGTCAAGGATACGATTATTCATGATCTCGATCGACTCGACGATTCTCAGAGAACTATCAAACTGATCTTCCTCGAGGTAAACTTCTGCTTTCTTCAACAACCTATCCACAGACCATTGAACTTCATTAAACTGTGCTTGACTCTGAATAAGATTTTCAAGAGAAGCAACATATTTAAGATCTGTGGATTGCATTAATTGGTATAAGTGGGAGAAACTTTGTGCAAGTACTAGTGTATCATGTATGTACAAAAATTCATCACAAGTGCGGCCAGCTACTTTAACTGACCACTCGCTCAGGCGCGTCTGTATGTAGGCAAACATATCCGCATCCTCTTGTGACATCTGCGTACCACGTTCCTTACAAAAATCGACGTGGTCCAGCATTTTCTGCGACCACATATTTATAGTGTCGACTATAATAGTGCGTTTCTTCTCCAACATCTCATCTGTCTTCTGATTAATAAGAAAGCAATCAAGAGAAACTTCGGCTCCTTTACAAAGAACCGCATAGCTCTGATTGGCACCGAAAATGTTCTCATACCAACGCTTGTAAGTACCGTAGCGTGGTAGAGGACTCTCTCCGTCCTTATTGATCAATAATTGGTGCCACCAATCGGCAAAGTTCTTGATGACACCATTGGGTAGCGCGTCGTAGGCCAATGCCTGGGACACATAGGCATCACCCATGGTTTCTTCATCAAATTGGAG